GAACTTGGAGAGTTTCAAATTCCGTGCGGTCAGTGTATTGGTTGTCGTTTAGATCGCTCGCTGGATTCTGCCGTGCGAGCCCATCATGAGAGTTTGTTATATGATCGTAATTTCTTTCTCACCCTCACATATAGTCCGGAGTATTTGCCTCCTTTTGGTTCTCTTATTCCTCGGGACCTCACGTTGTTTTGGAAACGAATTAGAAAGCGCGGCTACATGGCATGTGGCGAGTACGGCAGTACTTTCGGTCGTCCCCATTATCACGCTATTCTGTTTAATTTACCTGCTATTGAACTCCAGCAAATTGGCACTACGCACACTGGATTCCCTACTTATATATCTAACGTTATTAGTGAATGCTGGCCTTTTGGTTTTCATACTCTTAATCCAGTCTCTTTCCAAACATGTGCTTATGTTGCCCGCTATGTAACTAAAAAGATTCTCGGAGATGGAAAACAGGTTTATGAGAAATTCGACCCGGTTACTGGAGAGGTTGATTGCCGTGTTAAGGAGTTCTCCAGATGGAGTACTAAACCTGGAATCGGCCATGATTATTTTCAGAAGTATTGGAGAGATTTCTACAAAATTGATTGTTGTTTAATTAATAACAAAAGGTTCAAAATCCCTCGTTATTATGATCGATTACTTCTAAGGGATCACCCTGATGTTTTTGAAATTGTTAAGCAAAAACGGATACTTAGCGCACAATCTTACCGTTTGACACCTGATGCGCAAAAGGATAGACTGTTGGTCAGAGAGGAAGTAAAACGCTTAAGAGCCGAGCGCTTACTTCGACCTTATGAGGCTCAAATTACGGAGTATTTAGAAAATGTCTAATAAAGTTTTAGTTTCTGTTTATGACAAAGTTGCCGGTCTTTATTCCCCTGTTATGACCGAAGTAAATACGGATTCTGCGATTCGTAATTTCAAGCTTGGTGCGAAGCAAAATGCTCAAATTTCCGCTTGCCCTCAGGATTATGAGTTGCATTTGATTTGTTCTATGGATGATGAAACTGGATTAGTTTTCCGTAGTACTGAGGAACAATCAGCTCCGATTTGTCTTTTTAAGGCGGTAGATCTTTTCTCAGCTGAATAGTTTCTGTACAATTTAAAAGTTTTCTCCTTGAGAGAGGTCATTCCCGCAAAGCTTGTTTCCACTGTTTATTTGCTTTGCGGGATTTTTTTAACTGAGGTGTGAACAATGCCTAAATTCTTTACTAAATACAATCCCCCGAAAATTCCCGGATTTTCTTCTGAGATGGAATCCCAGGTTCAAGAACAGTTTGCGGATGCTTGCCAGACGGATACCATCATTCGTAAGTACAACATGATGGGCGTCAATCCGTTTATTGCCGCTGGCGGCAGCCAGTATCTGGATACGACTCAGATACCAGATTTCGTATGTGCACAAAATGCACAAATTAAAGTTAAAGAGTATTTTGAGGGTTTACCCTCAGATGTTAGACTCGAATTCAATAATGACCCGATGCAGTTTGCTGAGGTCGTTTCTGACCCGCGGAATGCGGACTACCTCCGAGATATTGGAGTCCTTGCACCCCTCCCTGCTGAGCAGGAGGGTGAAAAGCAATCCGCTCCCAGCGGGGATATCTCCGAAAAGGCCCCCCAGCCAAGTCATGGTAGTGATCTTTTTGCTGGAAAAGAGCCTGAAAAGGCTGTTTCTCCTGAAAAATCAAATGCTTAACTCTAACGTGGCACAGGTACCTACTTGTTGTAACTGTGCCACGTGACACCACACGATTTTTCGTGTTGGTGAAATTTTCTACTTTTTTATCATTTTTAAGGACTTAAAAAAATGTCAAAAAATAGTGCTCGCAGACGTCAAAGATCGAATCATTTTTCTCAGATTCCTAACTCACCTATTCAACGCTCTGTTTTCGATCGTTCTCATGACTATAAAACTACATTGGATTCCGGTTATTTGATTCCTTTCTTTGTAGATGAAGTTCTTCCCGGAGACACATTTAAGCTCCGCGTAAATGCGTTTGTTCGAATGAATACGCTTATTGCGCCATTCATGGACAATGTATTTATGGATACTTTCTTTTTCTTTGTTCCGACCCGTCTCGTTTGGGACAATTGGCAGAGATTTTGCGGTGAACAGAAAAATCCCGGAGATTCTACGGATTTCTTGATTCCTTCCCTTTCCGGAACGAATACTTTTGCTAATGGCACCATTTTTGATTACATGGGTTTGCCTACTGGTGTTTCATTAGACCCCGCAAATACTCCTATCAATGCTCTTCCTTTTAGAGCATATAACCTTATTTATAACGAATGGTTCCGCGATGAGAATCTCATTGATTCGATTCCAGTTTTAACTACCGATGGCCCTGACCCGATTTCTAATTACACGCTTCGTAAGCGTGCTAAACGGCATGATTACTTTACTAGTGCTTTGCCTTGGCCCCAGAAAGGCCCCAGTGTAGATGTTGGTTTAACTGGTAATGCTCCTATTGTGGGATTTGGCAAAGATGGTTATAAGTTTAGTTTCACTACTGACCCTACAGGCGTACAACCCCCTTCTTCTTTTTGGCAATTAGGTACGACCGAAGGCAATAATGCGAGTAAATTACAGGCCTCTTTTGGTGGTCGAGTTAGCGTCGGTAATCAAGCCCGAGCTTGGCAAAATTACAATTCATCTGTTTCTTCTTGGAATGATGTTATCCAGCAGCAAGATGAATCTTCTTCTATTCGGTTAACCGCTTTGAGAGGCTCTGGTTCTTCCTCTTCCTATCAATTTAGTGGTGGTTATTTAATTCCTTCCGATTCTTCACAAACTCCGTACGCTGATTTATCTGGCGTTTCGGCTATAACAATTAATGATTTGCGTCAAGCATTTCAAATTCAAAAATTCTATGAAAAATGGGCTCGTGGAGGTTCTCGTTACACAGAAACCCTGCGAGTAATGTTTAATGTCATATCTCCTGATGCTCGGCTTCAACGTCCTGAGTACCTTGGTGGTACTCATTCTCGTGTCAACGTCGTTCCGACAGCTCAGACTAGTAGCACCGATTCTGTGTCTCCTCAGTCTAATTTGTCAGCTTTCGGCGTTCTTGGTGATTCTGCCCATGGATTCAATAAGTCGTTCGTTGAGCACGGTTACGTTATCGGTCTTGTCTGTCTCCGCGCTGATATTACTTATCAGCAGGGATTAAACCGTATGTGGTCTCGTCGCCAGTTGTTTGATTTCTACTGGCCTACTTTGGCTCACTTGGGTGAACAGGTTGTTTACAACAAGGAGATTTATGCACAGGGTACTGCCGAGGACAATGGAGTTTTCGGTTATCAGGAACGCTATGCTGAGTATCGTTACAAACCATCTATGATTACTGGCAAGTTACGTTCTACTGATGCTCAGACGCTTGATGTTTGGCATTTAGCGCAAAAGTTCGACACCTTGCCTAAACTTAATCAAGACTTTATCGAGGAAAATCCCCCGATTAATCGCGTGATTGCTGTTCAGAATGAACCGCAGTTCTTTGCTGACTTCTGGTTCGATTTGAAGACTTCTAGGCCTATGCCTGTGTACTCTGTACCTGGACTAGTCGATCACTTCTAATCTCGAAAGAGACGGGTTATTCTGTTTTTACCGAGCCGACGCCCGCAAGAGGCAAGCGGGGCGATGGTAAACACGGAAATAACCCGTCGATCTAAAAATGTGGAAAGGACTACATTATGTCGTTAGGTAATTTTCTTGGTTCTGTTGGAGGAGCTATCGGCGGTCTGTTTGGAGATGCTATAGGAGGCACCATAACAGGTGCTACGCTCGGTTCTGGTCTTGGTTCTATAGGTAGTACTTTAGGTACTGGAATGGGCCTTGTAGGCTCTGCCAAAGGCCTCTACGACAGTTTTAACAATACGTCTCTTAAAAACCAAATGGCGTATGACCAATTTAAATCCGAATTGGATTATCAATATTGGTCACGCAAAATGAGTAATCGCCATACCCTCGAGGTAGGTGATTTGCGTCAGGCTGGTTTAAATCCGATTCTTTCGGCTAATTCTGCCGGCAGTGTCGCCAGCGCGATTCCCAACGGTGCAATTCCCGAAACCTCTTCTCAACAATCTGCCGCTGGAGCAGCTAGAGAGGCGAACAGGATTAACGCTATGATTGGTGAAACCACATCGGCTAAAAATTTAGCGGAAGCTCAGGCTTCGATAATGAATGCAGAAACTGGACGCATGGTAGGGATTGCATCAGCCCGTCGTTCTAATGCTGAGGCCGGACTTGCAAATACTCGTTCTTCTAATGAGCTTGCCTATCCGAATAATCAGCCTTCTTTATTTAAATACATCAATTCAGGTAAACAACTGGTTGAAGATTTGTTCGATCGTAACTATGGATTGCCCTCTAACGCTTCTCCTGCTCGCAGACAGCGCTATGAGGTATTCATCAATGGTGTAGGTCGTCGTCAGTAAAACATCGCTCATAGAGCGTTTTTGGAGCTTTTAGGAGGATTTATGAAAATCACGACAGATTGGCTGGATAAATTTTTTGACCTTTTTAACGAATTGGTTAAAATGCTCTTGTATCTTTATCATTTTTTTAGAGGAAAACTATGAGACGCCGTCGTTTATCCCGCAGAACTTCCCGCCGTTTTTTCCGTAAAGGTCTCAAAGTCCGCCGTCGTAACCTCCGTGCGAGACCTATGAGAGGCGGATTCAGAATTTGAGGTTCCACGTGGAACGGAAGGCGTCAATAAATTGGCGCCTTTTTTTTATGACTTGTTATCACCCGATTACTGCATATTGGAGCAGGACGTTAAAAACTAAACTTGGTACTCCTGAACTTGGAGAGTTTCAAATTCCGTGCGGTCAGTGTATTGGTTGTCGTTTAGATCGCTCGCTGGATTCTGCCGTGCGAGCCCATCATGAGAGTTTGTTATATGATCGTAATTTCTTTCTCACCCTCACATATAGTCCGGAGTATTTGCCTCCTTTTGGTTCTCTTATTCCTCGGGACCTCACGTTGTTTTGGAAACGAATTAGAAAGCGCGGC